ATCCAAACACAGCAGATATCCATGCCGAGGCACTTTCATACGCCGAGGAAAATGACTGCGATTATTTAACAGCTGTTAAGCTTGTTATTGAAAATAAAAACTGAGGTAATTACTAATGGCAACTGATCCACGTTATATGTCTTTTGACCATCAGTATGTCGAAACTGTTGAAGTAACTGCTGCTGGCGCTCTTACTGCTGGCGTTGAAGCTCACAGATTCGTCAAGCGCGATGGCTCATACCCCGCCGCTGATGGCGATTACGCCGCTGGCGTAACTGTATATGATATCCCTGGTCAAGGCGAATTGACCGACAAGGGCTATCAAGTAGACGATGGTACAAACATCGTTTATGAAGGTCAACTCAATCCTTCAACCACACCTTACAAGCCTGGTGTTCTACTTTATCAAAAGCTACTTTCTGTTGTAACAGAAGGTATTGTTATTGTAGCAGTTGATCCTACTTCTACTGCTTTCACAGTCGATGCTCCAGTCTATTCTTCTGACTCAGGAGAAGCTATCGCCTCTGGCGGTGCTGGCACAAACTTTATTTTAGGCCGCGCTCTTGATGCCGCTAATGCAACTACCGCTGGCCAATATATCAGAGTTAAGCTTGGCTCTGGTGGCCCTGGTTGATAATTAACGGAGAGTAACTAATTATGATGAATTTAGATCAGGTTCGTGTAATCGATCCAATCCTAACCCAACTTGCCCAAGGCTACAAGAACGCTGAAGGCGTTGCAACATTCTTCGGTCCTGCGGTGTCTATGAACACCCGCGCTGGCCGTACCATGGTATTTGGCAAAGAAGCCTTTGCTGCTCAGAACTTCCTTCGTGCTCCTGGAACAAACATCCAGAAGATTCAGAATGAGTTCGGAACCAGAAGCTTCTCGCTTCGTCAAGAAGCTATCAGCTGGGAACTCGCTGAAGAGATCGCTGCTGAGGCTAAGAACGGCGCCGCTCAAATTGACCTTCGTCAATATGCTGCTAAGGATGCCGCTCAGCGCCTTATGCAATCATGGGAAGTCCAAGTTGCTGATTCAGTAACAAACGCTGCTTCTTACGAAACTTCCTGCACCTTCGACCTCGCAGTTCGCGCTGGTGGTGCTGACCAGTTCAACCAGGCCACCTCAGATGTCGAGGTTCTAATGGACGAGGCTAAGGAAGCTGTTCGTGCTCAGATCGGTGTCTATCCTAACAAGATGGTCATCAGCCCTGATGCTTTCAACGCCCTCAAGCGTAACAAGAGAATCCGTGACTTCATGCAGCGCGGCATTCTTGTCAACGAGGCTTCACTTGCCAACATCTTTGGTCTTGATGAGATCCGTGTTGCACGTCGTCTTAAGCTCAACCAGAGCACTGGAGCTCTTGAGAATATCTATGACAACATTGCTATTCTCTTCTACCAGCCTTCTGGTGCTACCGATGGCTTTGCACCTGCCCTCGATGCCAACTATGGCAACCCTGCTTTCGCTTATACCTACACACTCGCTGGGTATCCTATCGCTACTCCTGAGCGTTTCAACATTGAGCGCCGTGTATTCACCGGTGACATCCTTGTTGAGCGTAGCTTCGAGCTCGTAGGCATGGGCGAGAATGGTAAAGTCGGCGCTGGTGCTATCTTCACCAACGTTGTTGCCTGATTTTTATCACAATTCTCTTGAGGCCTTTAGGGGCCTCTTTTTTTTTATGTCTATTTGTATAGACTCAAAGAAGGCTAAGTGAGGCGCGTAAAGGCAAAGAGCCATGGAATAAAGGCAAAAGTTTAAAGAGTAATATACGCAAGTCACGATGACTATTAATATTAATCCAGATAGATTTGGGGTGGCTTCAAATTGTAATCCCGCTTCGGTTGATTACTTTATTGAAATCTTCGGATATAACGAAGCTGTGGAGCTTTCAAATATAGAAAATCCCACAGGAAATGAGATAGACATACATAAAATACAGATCGCTCTCAATGATGCAGGGCAACTCATTAATAATTTTATTGACTCTGCTCCGCCTCAAGGAAAAATTTTAATAGCAGGTTCGTACAGACGCACCCAAGCGACAATTGCAAGATATTACCTTGATATTTTAAGGCCGCGTACGCAAGTTCAAGAAGCAGCAGAAAAAGCGCTTCAGCAACTCGAGTTATGGGCATCCAAAGGAAGCCCAAGTGCAGGATTGAAATGGAAAGAAGCCTATTCTTATTGGAGATCAGGATGCTCCATGACAAAAAGCTCATATCAAAGAGGTCGGAGCTTTACGGACCCATCTCTTAACAAATGGGTGCTCCAAGAGGGGAGTAATGATCGCTCGTTCCCATACGCAAATAGAGAAGCAGCAACGGTTAGTAGAGTTAACTCTAAATCTCTTTCTCTTGATACCCAAGGAGTTAATGAGGTTATTGCGGATAGCGCTTACGAGATGAACGAACTTGTGGACGCTCTTGAAACAACAAGAAGTGTGTCTAGCTTTATAAATACTGACCAGGCCGTCGGACCAAATGAAGGAGACGGACTTGTGGCTAATAACGAAGTCGAATCTGCTGATGGCGAATTTGACAACTATGGCGGATTATCTACCGGAGATACATTCTAATGGCAACTAACTCATACCAAGGATACAATCCTTTTTATCCTACGAACCCAGGTGGCGGGGCATATTATTTAGTAAATAATGACGCTAATAACTGCTATGGGTATCAAACAGGGCTTAAAAAAGCTGTTTTTCCTGACGGAACGCAATACAAAGAAGATTGCGACGCGCTTAGACAATATGTCATCGAGCTGGAGTCCACAAGGTCAATAAAAGATCTTGCCGATGTTTCCTTCACTAGAAATGTCAAAAAAGGAGATTTCTTAGTATACGACAATACTGAAGGAAAATGGGTACTTACCGATTTCCTTTCAGGCGGTGAGTTCTAATGCTTTTAGAAATTGAAAATCAACTTCACAGCCGCGTTCACTCCGCCATAGGACAAAGCGCGGTGGTGCTTCGTCTTGCAGAAGAACTTGATCAGTCTGGAAGAGTAGCAGAGCAGGCGATGATTATCGTTAGCTTTGTTTCCGGCTCAACAACTAACCAAATGGGCGGTGGTGCTTATATGCCTACCGTCAGGTCAAGAAAAATGACCTATAGCGTTACATTAGTACAAAAACAAGCACAACGTGAAGGTCATAGTTTTTCTCTGCCAATACTTGATTTAATTGCAGATGCGGTTACAGGATGGGTGCCAGAAGTACCGGGTCTTGAGTTTGCTACTGGATTTGAACTAGAGGGTGAAAGATTTGTTCAAGTAACTGAAGCTTCTCAGTTTATATATGAGCAAAATTATTCTGTAACTGTGACCATCTCAGACGGAAGATTTTATTCTCAGCCTTGCGCGGCTTTTGATCCGATATCTATAGAGGATTTCTTGCCAAGAAGGAAATGCTTACTAACTCCTGACGGAAAAATAACAGGCCTTGCCGTTTGGTCGAGGTTGACAGGACCAAGCACAACAGAGAGTTATATTGTAGAGGACAAGCGCAGTTGTGAAAGGTACGTTAGTGACAGACTAGAATTAACTTGTGGATCAGAAGAAGACGGTACTGCGACCTATAGATTTATTCCAGAGGCCGCTATTACCTATAATTCTGACGGAACTCAAACAATAAATGAGTTACTAGTTGTGTCTGGATCGCTCTCTAAAGTTTGGAAATGTGATAAAACAAAATCTGGCCATTATCCTCCTTGGTTTAAATTAAACGTAGATTTTGGTCTTTGGAGAAACGAAGCAGGAACAATTGCAAACCAAGACCCTCTTACTTCCGCTGTTCAAAAAATTTCATTTGAGCCGGACATAGAATACTTTAATTAACAAGAGTAAAGAGCTCTCGGCCTTTTTCTATATTTCTTCGGAGGGTATTTAGGGTAATGCACCTGTGCCCCCCGTTTAATACAATTCCGTGGTTTTTAGGATATTTTGTAGTTAAAGATCCGTTTGACTTCAATAAAGCATAATTGGGATCTGCAATGCCTACCCACTTCTGAGGTCGCTTATTTGCCATGAGATAGGGCTCTTCTCTGAGGAAAAGAGAAAGCCCATATTTCTCATTGAAGTAAGTATTAATCTTTTCGAAGCTTCCCATTGAAGACGGGAATAAGACTGTGGATTGTAACAGAGTGTCCATTTCGCTCTGATTTTTGTTGAGATACTGTTTTCGTATTAGCATCGGCTGCTTTTCTAAAAATGTGATCGATTTCGATGGAACTTAGCCACGCGTTTGCAACAGGAAGCTCATAGATACCATAGTTATACCGAAGCCATGCCCAGCACCATGCATGAGCTACTTGAAACAGCGCAGCAACCTCCTCTGCTTCTTCCTTTGGACACATATACAAAATACTGTCATGTACTGACATATTAAACTTTGCATTGAGCCCATAATCCTTAATCAGCCATTCCATCGCAGTCATGAAGGCATGGAGCATGGCACTTCCGGTTGATTGGATGCACCAGTTATTTCTCATGGTCCAAAAGTCATCTCCGACAGAGGTAGGACGAAACGCGGTGGACATTTTTGTGCCACTTAGAGGATTGGTCGGAGTGGGTTCGCAAGCGATCTTGGCCATTTCATTATATGCATAAGAATCCGATCCGCCAATCAACTCCCTCATACCTCGATAAGCCTTTCGACCTTTCTTCAGATCAATAAGCTTTTTTCCCATCTCAATTGCCTGCTTCATCGGAATAGATTTATTTCCCTTACGGATCGTGTTTGCAAGAGTCTTAGCTCCGCATCCATAAAGCATCCCATAATTACACCCTTTGGCGACTGCGCGGGAAATTCCGATTGCTTTTGCGGTCATAGAGTGCATGTCCGATCCGTTGTCTTTAGAACCTGCAAGAATCGAGTGAGAAAACTGTGTGCTCCCTGCTACTTTGTGAAACGAATCAGCAAAGATGGAAGCCACAACAGCCTCTTGGGCGTCAAAGTCTGACTCCACAAAGACCCAACCATCTGGAGCTTGAACACGAGTTTTGATCTCCGAGCCGATTTTATCGTACTTAGGATCAGGAACAGTAAGCCAAAGATTTTCTCCAGCACGATTAGTAGAGGTATTGTGAGGTACCGAAGCTGGAACGATAAGATTGAATTCTTTACCGATGGGGTTATTAACTTTTTCAACGAGTTGCTCTCTAACTCGGCTTCGTACTGATGTCCAATAAGATACATTGATTGCAAGTTTAATTAGTTCTTCTGCTTGGGGGAGGTCGGAGCTGAGCATTCCCGACTCAAAATCATCGGCGTAATCTTTAGACAGCACTCCTCCGACGTTCTCCCCTTCGCCCTTAGGATGAGGAAGACGAACATATTCTCCTACTTCGCTATCAAAGAAACACCAGCCTTTATTTGAGAAGTAAGTCATAGGCCTATCATCCCACTTCAATCGGAGAAGGAAGTGAGACAATCGGTTCTTAGTAGAAATGCCACCAATCACGAGCTTATTACCTTCTTCGGTTTTCTGAATTTCGGATACGCTCCGAAGCCACTTAGGAACTCCGTACCACTTAGAAGCAGGCTTTCCTGCCTTAGTTAGTTTGAAGTTACAGTCCCAGTCCATCTGAGAAAGCCAAGGATCGGATTCAATGTCCACTTCTCCTTGATTCCAGGCATCGTAAACTTCTCGAGCCATTTGCCCTAGGATTTCTTCTTGGCGGGCGATTGAATCGTGCCAGATCTTCTCGCATCCATCAAACCACTCTTTCCAATCATCAACTACAGGAAGAAAGGCGGAAGAAATGCCAAAATGGCCGATAAGAGTAGTCAGAGAAGGATTGTTCTGGAGATATTTAAGAGCAAGGATGGAAAATAGCTCTTGGGTGATTTCTACGTCCTTGAGCGCATATTGGGTTAGATCGGCATTAAGCTCATGGATTTGTTCCATCGACTCAGAG